TGATCCTAGACCCTTGTTTAGTCATTAATCCTATATAATATACAAGAGAGAGAGGAAACCAAGTGAAAGACAAACCAGTAAAAGAAGCTTCATCAGTGGAAGCGGACGTAAAGCCGTCCCCATTCGTAGAAATGGACACTGAAAGGAACGGGGAAGTTTATCCCAAGCCGGAACGAGACAAGGATGGCAAGTGGAAGAAAGGTTTTTCGGGCAACCCGGCAACCCAATTCGAAGAAGGTAATACAGTTGGAAAGAACGGCAGGAGAAATGCTGTCTCAGACTTGCTCAGAGTAATGGGGGACGAAAAGAAAGGGGACGGAACTAGGATGGAAGCCGTCTTAAATAGACTTTACCAACTTGCAGAAGCCGGAGACATTCGAGCAATTCAAGAACTGCTTTCTAGGGTTTGGGGACGTTCCCCCGAAACAATTCTTACCAAAGAACTAGCCCCGGACGAATTGATTATTTCTTGATTTCTAGACCCCTAGCCCCCACCTTTGGTTTGTGAAATTTTTTATTGATTCTAAAGGGTTTATTGACCACCAAAAAAGATTTTGGGATTTGCAAAATTATATAAAAATCCTAGTTGGGGGCTACGGATCAGGAAAGACCTACATCGGGGCATTGCGATTAATGTACCTCTCCTATCTAAATCAAGGTATTCCAGTAATGTATGTTTCGCCGTCATACAAGATGGCGAAAAGAACGATAATCCCGACTTTAAAAGGGATAATGAACCGATCCGGGGTAACATATACTCACAATAAGACAGAAAACGAAATTAGAATCTTAAATTGGAACGGAAAGATATGGATAGGCTCGGGAGATGACCCACAGGGTCTTTTAGGTCAGGAATTAGCGGCAATAGGCATAGATGAGCCATTTATTCAGAGTAAAGACGTGTTTGACATAGGTATCTCAAGGGTAAGGCATCCAGAAGCCGCAAAAAGAGAGATTTTTCTCACAGGAACACCCGAATCATTGAATTGGGGATATGATATAGCCCTAAACAATGAAGATCAGTATGATGTTGGGGTTGTTTTTGGCGATACGCTCGATAATCCGCACCTTCCAGATCAATATAAAGAGAGTTTGCTTGAAACCTACTCTCAGGAGATGGTAGATGCATATGTTCATGGCAAATTTGTCAACCTTCAACAGGGAAGAGTCTATAAGAACTTCGATAGGGATATTCATGTGGTCGAAAGACCGGGTTTGAAGAGCGAAATAAAGCATGGGGACATTCATATTGGCATGGACTTCAATGTAAATCCAATGACAGCTTGTGCATTTGTAAAAATATCAGATACTATACATATCTTTAAGGAATGGTCTCTAAGCAACGCAAATACCTATGATATGTCTGAAATTATAAGAAAAGAGTTCCCAAAAGCCTATGTGTACCCAGATGCGACAGGTGCATCAAGAAAAACATCAAGTTCTAGGTCAGATCATCAGATTTTAAGGGATAGCCATTTTAAAATAAAGGCGAGGAGGAAGAATCCCGCTGTAAGAGATAGAGTGAACGCTGTCAATAATATCTTATTAGTTAGAGACGGCAAAAGCCGTTTTTCAATCGAGAACTGTCCAAAACTCGTATCTGACCTTGAAAGAGTTGTTTGGAAATCTGGAGATATAGATAAATCGGATTCATCGCTTACCCACATGTCAGACGCTTTAGGTTACGCTGTTCACTTGTTATTTCCGATTGTCGCAAGAAAAGCTTCTGTAATTAGGTGGTAATATGTTAATTAATGATCTTTCCGAGATAAGTGTAAAAAAAGCCTTAGAAAAATATTTAGATACGTCGAAAAAGAAACGGGCGGATGAAAGAATGAAGTTTGTTTCTTATTACGAGGGCATGATAGGAGAAATGGAGAGTGATCTAAAGAGTTACTTTACTGACGGTGCATTAAGCCAAGTTCCCCTCGTAGCCCAGAATATAACCTCAAAAATAATAAATTCCAGATGTATCGTTTATAAAAACCCCCCGAAGAGGGACAATGTGAAGTATCAGGAAAGCACAATAAGCTTGGATACCGCAATGCTGAACCTTGAAAGATTGACATACCTTCTCGGCTCAATGGGACTGAGAAGCAAGTTCAATGAAGAGGAGGGGAAGGTAGAATATGACCTTTTAACCGAATTTTACCCTCTATTTCGGTCTTTTGAACAGGAACCAGTAGCAATTTTATACCCGTTGTACTCTTACGAGTCCTCTCAGTTGGGTTCTGAGGACTTATTTGCGTTCTGGAGTGAGGAAGAACATTATTTGATGAACGCCAAGGGAGAGACCTATACAATAGAAGGAAACGATCAAAGAATAAACCCCTATGGGGTTATTCCTGTCACTTATGCCCACAGGCGACCCCTGACGACGGATTGGTTTAGAGAAGGTGCTTCGGATGTTATTAGCATGAATGAGACAGTTAATGTGATGCTAACGGAAATGTCTCTTGGAATGAGGCTTCAAGCCCTAGGTCAGCCCGTAGCTACGGGAATAGACGATGACTCCGCATTTCAGCTAGGTGTGGATAATATTATTACGCTTCCAGAAGGAGCAACCTTCTCATTCCAATCCCCAAGCTCAAGCTTGGCTGAGTATGTCGAGTCCATAAGATTCTTTGTGGACTCCGTAGCATACAACAATAACCTTAAAACAAAGTGGTCTAAGGGGAAAGATACTGTTTTGTCGGGCGAATCGCTGAAAATGCTTGAAGTTGACCTTACCGAGAGTTTAAAAACAGATACGAACTCAATATGGCGAAAATTTGAGAAGGAAAGGTTTATTGTAGATAAAAGTATATTGAAATTTCACAATATTAACGTCGGAGAGGAAAATTCCGTAGACTTCTCCGAGCCAAGGTTCCCAATGTCCGAACAGGATAAAAGAGAGCATTGGAAATTCATGTTTGAGATGGGTCTCGCAAACCATGAAGATTATTACAGGGAACATAACCCTGATGCCTCAGAGGCGGAGATAGCAAAAATGGTAAGTCGTGTCTCTGAGAATCTGTCTTCAAAAAAGGCTCCTAAAGCAACCCCTCAAGCAATTCCTGAAGAAATACCTAAGGGAATACCTCAAGGAGCAGAAGAATCGAAATAAAGCTCAAAATAGACGACATAGAATATGATTTTAAACTTTTTGATGATTTTAAAGGGGGATTGAAAGAAATCGGTGAACTTATTGTTGAAGATCACAACAAAAGGCTTACAGATGGCATGGATGTGAACGGAGACCCATTTACGGCAATTCTTCCTGTCACGATTGCAAGGAAAAAAGCCAAGGGGTCTGCTCAACCCTCAACCCCGCTATTCGATACGGGGCAGATGAAGAAGTTGATTCTAAAGTCGCCAAAACGGAATAAAGTAGAAGTCAGAGTGAGATCAAACCGGGATCAAATAGGAAATTGGCATCAGACGGGGGAATCAAGGGGTGGAGTAATCAGGGAATGGTTCGGAATATCAGATATGGTAGTGGCACAGATCGGCGGAATCGTGATGCAAGAGATTGAAAGAAAAATTAATATGAGCGTAAGAGAATGAGCCAAGAAGATTTAACAACAAAGGAGGTCAGTATGACCGAAGAACAAGAGGTTCAGACGAGCCAAGAAACAGAAGCTAGGGAACCTGTTGAAGAGACACAGGTCGAAACTCAGGTTGCCACTTCAGACGTTACGGAACTAATTACAGAAAGTAAAAAATACCGTAAAAGAGCACAATCAGCAGAAAAGAAGTTAGATCAACTTCAGAAACGGATAGACGCAGACAGGCAGAAAGAGATGGAAGAAAGGGAAGAGTGGAAGGCATTAGCTGAAGAGCGTGCCACAAAACTCTCAGAAATGGAACCCATCGTTGAACGGGCGACAGCACTTGAGGCGGCTATGCGTGATGAACTTCTAGCTGATTTTCCCGAGGAAGAACGGGAAGATTATGAAGACCTTCCAACCCCCGTATTAAGGAAGGTACACGGTAAAATTATTAACCAGAAACCCGCCAAGACAGATAGCTCTCTTGCAGGTTTTTCATCTGTCCCATCAAAGAAGATGTCTGAGATGACGAAAGAGGAAAGACGTGAGAACTGGTCTGGCATTATAGCGGGTTATATGAAATAGGAATAAACAATGGCAGAAGTAACATTAACAACTGCGGCTAACTTTATTCCCGAGATGTGGGCAGATGGCATACTTGATTATGCGGAACGTGCGTTCCAATTAAGAAATCAGGTAACCGATCTGTCCAGTATGGTTTCAGCAGGTGGTGATACTATCCACGTTCCAAAAGTAACCGAAGAGACAGCGGCTTCATTGTCCTCTGGCTCGGCTGTTACCTACGGTGCGAACACGGATGGCAAAGTTGACCTCTCTGTTGACCAGCACGCTTACGAAGCAAAACGCATAGGCGATATTGTAAAGGTTCAGGAAAATGCTGACCTTTTTGGTATGTATGCGAAAAGCATGGGTTATTCCATCGCAAAGTTCGTAGAGAACTATATTGCGGTGTCAGTAATCCAAGCGGCTACCGGGAATGATGTAACGCTGGGTACAGATAATACCTTCACCACCGCCCTTATTAGAAGCGGACTTCAAAGTTTCCTTGATGCGGGTCATTCTTACACGGACGGAGATGCTTTCTTGTATTGCTCTCCCGCTTCGTATATGAGTGCTCTCTCATTGCAGGACTTTTACGATGCTTCCAGAAGGGGCGATGCTCAGAACCCGAACGCTTCGGGTGCTGTGGGTATGGTCTATGGTGTCCCCACTTTCGTCTCAACTGATTGGGATGACGATGGCGGTACTGGCGACGAGACGGCTTCCCTCTTTAAAAAGGAAGCGGTTTACATGGCGATGCAACTAAGCCCGAGAGTTCAGTCCTCTTACGATATTGATTACCTTAGTACATCAATCGTAGCAGACGTGATTTTCGGTGCTTGTCTGAGTCATGCGGCAGGAAGCACAAGTTGTGCAGTAGCAAACTTCAACAATCCGTAAGGATAGCTGAAGATTAACTGAGTTAAGGGGCGGGGAAACTCGCCCCCGATACTCATAACAGGAGAAAGAAATGGCACAGATATGCACATCATAAACAGAGGCAACGCAGTGACCTTTGGGGCGACGACTGATGTGAAGGTAAAAATTGGAGTAATGAAGGACTAAGGAGAATAGCATGAAATGGTTCAAGCGTAAAGACGGATCGGTCTTTGGCAAAGAAAATCCTTCTGAAGATCAGATGAAGGAATACAAAAAAGCGGGTCACAAGGAATGTGATGAATCTGGTGGGGCTGTAAAGAAAGCCAAAAAAGCCAAAAAATAGTGCCGATATACGAGTTTCAATGCGAGGGTTGCAAAAAAGCTTTTGACGTTCTTCAAGAACTCAACTCAAGAAAGCGTCATATCTGCCCAAAGTGCAAAAGCTCTCGAATTAAAAAATTGATCTCGCAGGTGCAGGTAAGGTTTGGCAAAGATTTTTATGAAGAAGAATATAAAGCAGGGGCATTTGACTGATGGCGACTGATTTAACAAACACAAGAATAGCTGATGGGTACGTTCAACTTCTCCACGCTGATGGAGGGCTGACATCTACCGAGGATATAATTTATGATGGCGATGGTACTGCATCTGTTCTAAAAATAGGGACAGCATCCGCATCCATCTCTGATGGGGCTTATGATTTTGACATAGCCTCCCATGACGGGACTAATGGTTTAAAACTTGGTGGGACGATTGTAACGAGTTCAGCGGCGGAGCTGAATTATCTTGATATTGCCACCCTCGGGACTTCACAGGCTTCTAAAGCCGTTACTGTTGATTCAAGCGGTGATTTAATAATCCCTGACTCGGATAAGTTTGAGTTTGGGACGGGGTCGGATATGACCCTATATCATGACGGGTCTAATTCATATATCACCAATGCTGTCGGCGGATTAAAGGTTGCAACCGAGACCTCTGGAATAGCCGTAACGATCGGGCATAGTACAAGCGAGACAACAGTCGCTGATAATTTAACCGTAGCAGGAGACTTGGGAGTAACAGGTGACTCGACTTTTACAGGCACCGCAACTTTTAACGGCGGGACGATTACGCTTGGGGATGCGGCAACAGACACCATCGCTTTCGGTGGAACGATTACGGGGAATCTTATATTTGAAGGATCAACTTCTGATGCTTATGAATTAACCCTATCACCCGGCGACCCTGCGGCAGATGTAACAGTTACGCTTCCTGTGGGTGCTTCGGATACACTCGTTGCAAAAACAAGCACAGATACTTTAACAAATAAAACTTTAACGACTCCAATAATTACGGAGATTGACTCAGGCTCTACCATTACGCTTGATGCAACCACTGATATTGTACTTGATGCGGGTGGTGCTGATGTATTCCTAAAAGATGACGGCTCTACTTATGGTAGTTTGACAGCAACGGGAACTGACTTAATCATTAAATCAGGAACCACAACAGCGGCAACCTTCAGCGGTGCTAACGTAACATTAGCGGGGACTGTTGGTTCTGGAGCGATTACCTCTTCCAGTACGGTACAGGGGACAGTTGTCACAGCGACCACAGGTTTCGCACCCGATGCACAGGATGGGGCTTACTTGGGAACTTCCTCATTACAGTTCAGCGATCTGTTCTTAGCGGATGGGGCGGTTGTTGCCTTTGGTGATGACGGGGATGTTACCCTGACTCATGTAGCAGATACTGGTCTATTATTAACTGACGACTCAGGGATTGGGACAACTCAATTACAGTTTGGTGATTCGGGAACATATATCTACCAGAAAGCTGATGGGCATTTAGGTCTCGTAGGCGATACAGAAATTGACATCTCAGCCACAACCATAGATATAAACGGAGCGGTGGCTTTCGATGGGGCGTTATCAGGAATTACAAACATCACCCTGTCGGGGACTCTATCCGATGGTAATTATACATTCGACACAAGCGGAAATGTCAGCGGTCTTGGTACTGTTGGATCGGGGGCTATTACTTCATCTGGTGTGGTAACGGGGACAGGATTTACAATCGGAAGTGCCGCAATAGTGGAGGCAGAATTAGAAACTATTGATGGAGTCACAGCAGGAACGGTAGCCGCAAGTAAGGCGGTTGTCGTTGATGCAAGTAAAGATATTGGAACATTTAGGAATGTTACGATTGACGGCACGTTCTCAGATGGGAACTATACTTTTGATACAAGCGGGAATGTTAGTGGATTAGGAACGGTTGGGTCAGGAGCAATCACATCATCAGGCGTAGTAACGGCTACTGGATTCACCATTGGAAGTGCGGCAATAACTGAAGCTGAACTTGAGATTCTTGATGGTGCGGCAGTAACTACAACAGAATTGAATATCATTGACGGTGGGACATCAGCAACAGTCACAACCCTTGCAGATGCTGACAGGGTTGTTGTTAATGATAACGGGACTATGGTTCAAGTCGCCATGAGTGATTTTGAGACTTATATGGAAAGTTCTCTTGATACCTTATCAAGCGTAACCACAGTCGGGACATTAGACAGCGGTGCAATCTCAAGTGGGTTTGGAGCGATTGATAACGGCTCTTCAAACATCACTTCCACAGGGACGGTCTCCCTAACGGGAAGCGTTACTCTGGGGGCAACTTCATTCGGAGATAATGCGATTACGAATGTGGGTGATATTGCCCTTGACAGCATCAGTGCAGATGGGACAGATATAAATATAGCTGTTGACGATGACTCAGCAACCGCCTTAACAATCAAACAGGGAAGCGATGCTTACCTAATTGTAGATACCGCCGACAGTTCGGAATCGGTTTCAATCGGAACAGGAATCTCAGGCACGGCGATCACGATTGGACACGGAACAAGTGAAACCACAATCGGGGATAATTTGACTGTCTCTGGCGACCTCACAATTTCGGGCACAACATTCACTGTAAGCACAACGAACCTATTAGTTGAAGACCCGCTTACAATTCTAAATGTTTACGATTCGCAACCCGCTAACAATGCTTATGATACGGGGATAATTATGAAGCGTGGGTCGAGTGATTCGTCCCCTGTTAATGTTGGAATGATCTGGGATGAAAGTACAAACCAATTCGCTTTCATCGGAACTTCAGAAAGTGGAACAACAGCGGGTAATGTTTCTATTAGTGATTACGTTCCCCTTAGAGTTGGAGCTTTAACTGCCGATGACGCATTTACAGTTGGGTCGGATGGGAGTGGTGCCGATGTTTATTTCTACTCAGCAACAGCGGGAGACCACTTTTTCTGGGATGCCAGTGATGAGAAACTGACCATAACAGGAACAGATGGACAAACAGCCCTTGATGTAGCTGATGGGGATGTAACGGTTTCGGACACTCTAACCGCAACCAATATCGGAGCCTTTACATTGTCTGGCAAGTTGACAGCAGGAGCCACTGAGATTGAAGGTTCGGCGTTTGATATTAACGGAGGAGACATTTCGGCAGGAACTATTTCGGGATCGCTTACGTGGAGTGCGGCACAGGATTTGAACAGTCAGGCTTTGACAAATGTCAATATAGACTCGGGAGATATTTCAGCGGGAACAATTTCTGGAAGTCTTACTTGGTCTGCCGCTCAGGATTTGAATAATCAGAACCTGACAAACGTGGATATTGATTCTGGGGCGATTGATGGTACAACTATTGGAGGCAGTAGTGCTGGAGCGGGAACATTCACAACGTGTGATGCGACCACAGATTTTACTATTGATGGTTTAGTCTTAACAGCCGACACAATTACAAACGATGCCAACCTGACGATTGACGGGGCGGGAGATATAGCCCTCTCCGCTGATGGTGGAAATGTTACAATGGATGACGGGACTACCACAGTATTCGACTTTGACGTTGATGGTGTCAATTTGAAAATTATGGACGATGCTGACACTGGTGATTATTTCAACATCGCTGTCGGTGCGGCGGGAGCAACCACGCTGACCACAGTAGATGATGAGGGTGCGACTGCTAATCTTCAAATCACAGCCGATGGCACAGCAGAGTTAGCGGGAACAACAGTAACCCTTGATTCGGCAGGAGGCGTAACGCTTGATGCTGATGGCGGGACAATTACTTTCGCTGATGGTGGTGTTTCACTTGGGACAATTACAAGTTCTGGATATACTGGAAATGTTGTTGGAGATGTTACAGGAGATGTAACTGGAGATTTAACTGGAGACGTTACGGGCGATGTTACTGGAACATTACAGACCGCTTCTCAAACAAATATCACAGCCGTTGGGACTATTGCAACAGGCACTTGGGAAGCTACAGACGTAGGAGTTGCACACGGTGGAACTGGTGCAAGTACTCTCACAGACGGAGGCGTTCTCTTAGGCTCTGGCACAAGTGCCGTTACAGCGATGGCAGTCCTTGCTGACAGTGAGATGATTGTCGGTAATGGTTCAACTGACCCAGTAGCTGAGAGTGGAGCAACATTAAGAACATCAATCGGAGTTGGGACATCAAATGATGTTCAATTTGATAGTTTTGGAGTAGGAACAGCCGCAAGCAGTACAACAGGAGAAATCAGAGCTATAAATGATGTTACTGCATATTATTCATCTGATGTAAGATTGAAGAAAAATATTAAACCTATTGACAATGCATTATTAAGGCTTGATAAAATTAATGGATATGAATTTGATTGGAAAAAAGGTAGGCCCAAGAATATCCATTCTCATGAGGGGCATGCTATCGGGGTTTCAGCTCAAGAGATTATGGAGGTTTTACCC